TGCGGCTCGTTCATCAGAACGGCACCGGCGGGCCAGGCATCGGGACTTGCGGCATGCCCGCCACGCCGCCAGATCCGGGTCCGGGACCAACCCTGACACCGGCCGCCCCAGGAGGCATTCCCGGTACCAGCGGCATGCCTTGCCCAGGACTCGGCACCGGGTTGATCGGCGGACCCCCGACGGGACCCATTGGCGGTGCGCCAGGTGTCCCTATCGGCCCAGGTGGCAGCGCCATCGGCGCCTGGGTGGGCATGCCCTGCTGCGCCTGGACCTCCAGCGGATTGGGTCCCATGCCCGGCGGCAGCGCGGCCGTCTGGATGGTGGCCAACTTCTGGAGGACCTGCTCTTTGATCTTGGCCTGGATCTCGTCGGACTTCTTGAGGTCCTGCACCATCCAGCTCCGTTCCACCTCGTCGGGATTGGAGCCAGCCGCTTCGACGGCGTCCTCGTAGGAGATCAGGCGGAGCTGCATCTTCTCAGCGAGGGCACGGGTGGTGACGATGTCATCGGACGGCGTCGACGGATCGAGGGTGATCAGGTAGCGGTGGTTGCCCTTCAGGTCGTCCGGCCCCAGCGACAGCCAGCCGGCGCGAGTCTTGTCGACGCCGCTCTTGCTCTTGCCAGGCTTCTCTTCCTCGCTCCACGCCATGACCGTCTCGGCGATGTCGTGCTCGATCAGCCAGCTTTCGAAGCCGACGCGATTGGCCTCGGCAGTCTGGGCGTTATCCACGATCGGGTCCCACGCCAGCCGCGCCAGATGAGCCGCCTGATTAATCGCATAGCCGGACTGGGATCCGCTCATCGCGCCCTGAATAACCGACGGCAGGGCCAGGTCCAGAAAGCTGCGGATATTGGAGATTAATTTCTCCGCCTCGGCGCCTGCTTTCGGTTGGTCGATCGGTGTTATATCGAACGGATAAATGGTGCCCGGTTCGATATTGTCACTAGCCTCCGCCTCGCGGCCGTCCTTGCCGTAGGGCACCTGAGCGTCGGGGACGCCAGGGACGCTGCCGGGGGCGAGGGTCCGCTTGAAGGCGGGGAACAGGGTCATGTACGCGGCGTTGGTCTGCGCCGTCAGCAAGCTGTCCAGCAGCGGGAACAGGCGCAGGAAGCCGAACAGGATCGACAGGCCCGCGCGCTCCGGGAGGCGGCTGGCGGTCGTGACGCCCAGGGCGTGGAAGTAGGGACCCTTGAGGGTGCGGAGGATCGGGTCGCCGAAGTGATGCTTCTGCGCGGAGACCAGGGTCCCGTTGCCGAGCGCGCTGCGCGAGCTGCCCTGGCCGGGGCCGCACAGGATGACGGCGCACAGGTCGCTGTCCCACACCTCCAGGCAGGTCAGGCTCTGGTTGGTGCCGCGCATGACCTCGCCCCACTCGGCCCGTGCCAGGCCGCGATCGCGGTGGTCGACCTCGGCCCAGTCCTTCGGGCCAACGACGCGCCCGGAGCGATCGAGACCCGCTCCAAACCGCTCCAGGGCGTCGTAGTACGGTACCTCTTTGATCTCCACCACGCTGGTGAAGCCGTTTTCATTTTGCGTGTAATAAAACGTTTCCGGCGGGACGTCGGTGGTGGCGATGGGGTACGGCAGGAGCCGCTTCATCTCCTCGGTGTCGTGGTCGTACAGCCGATCGCGCGCGTCGTCGTCCAGATCCTTGTCCTCGCCGAGCTTCTGCAGCAGCTTCTGGCTGTCCTTGGTGTAGTCGCTCCAGGCGACGTGGGTGCGCGGCAGGGTCTTCAGAATCCCCTCGCCCTTGGTCACCAGGCTCCACATGAACAGGCGGTGGAGCTGTCGCTTGGCTTCCTGCTCCTGGCGCAGCCAGCTCGCCTCGAAGAAGTGCTCGCGCAGGCTCGCGTTCTGCATGGCGATGTCGGAGAATGAGACGGGACGGTACTGCACGGTCGGTTTATTGACCGACAGGGCAGCCGCGACGGTGGTAGCGATGTGGAGCGGCAGCGGCGAGCGGACTTCGGTCGTCGTCTTGCGATAGTTCTCCGGGATCTCCACCGGGATTTCGCCGAAGAGGACTTTATCGATGTCCTGATAGAGGGCGTCCCGATCGGCGAAATCGTCCTTGAGCTGGCGCGCCAGGTCGGTTGCCGCGTCAACCAGGGCGTCGTCGCTGGTCTTGGTGCCCGGGAAGGCGCCCGTCTTCTTCGAGGCCGATGGCTTGGGCATCGAGTCATGACGGACGCCCGTCCCCCCGGAAGCGGAGGCCGAGCGGCCATACGAGCTGGACGGCAGGTCGACGTCCAGGCCCCTACTCCTGGCCATCGTTGTCCTCGCCGACATAGGCCGCCTTCACCGCCGCCACCTCCTCGGGCGACAAGGGGTCGACGCCCGGTGGGTGCCACAGCCCGTCACGGTTGGCCGCGTAGTGCTCGACGGGCGTCGACAGGGCGTGTTCCGCGCGTCGCGCCACGGCCGTCCAGATCATGCGCTGGGTGGCGTCGATCGAGCGCCAGGACAGGCGGGGGGCGTAGATGGTGGTGCGGGCCGACTCGCCGCGACGGATATTGGGGTCGACCCGATCGGCCGCGTCGCGCCAGGCCTCGTACAGAATCTCGGCGAGAACCTCGATGTTCATGCCTGCCTCCACCAGGGATGGGCTTCGGTCTGATGCGGCCAGGTGAAGGCCCGCCAGTGGAAGGCGAACCAGCTATCGAACCACCAGTTGCGGCGCTCGTAGGACGGCGGATCGCGATGCAAACGAACCGGATGCCTCATCCGAACTTCACCTTTCTGCGCGTGGGCGTCGGCGGCGAGGCCTCGGCGACCAGGCCGTAGCGGCACGCGTCAGCGGCGTGGTCCGCGATCTTGCGTCCATTGACAACGTCGGCGACGTCCTCGGGATCGAGCTGGTCCTGCACCAGGCTGGGGATCTCCCGCGCCAGGTTCGGAGCGCGGCCGCGCATGAGTTGCATACGCGGCGGCCCCTGGTCGGTGGCGAGGGCGCGTCGCATCACCGCCCAACCCTGCTTGCGGCTGTTCATACCCGGATAGACCGGCCGAACGCCGTGGTTGAAGTAGACCTGGGCGATGCTCGGCCGCTGCTGCTCGGAGCGGTTGTTGAACATCGACGGGTCCAGAATCCGCAGGTTGATCTTCTGCTCGCCGCACTTCTGGAGGATCGCCTCGGCCTGCTGCTCGTCGCGGAGGCCGGCCGTGTACAGCTCGTCGTAGACGTAGATCCGCCGATCCTCCGGACAGCGGGTGAACCACAGGCAGGCGAACGGAACGGCGAAGCCGTAGTCGACGGCGATCCAGCGCGGCCAGTGGGCGGGCACCTCGAACGGCTCGCAGATGTGGAGCGAGGGGTCCCACTCGTGGAAGTAGACCCCCTCGGCCGCCACCCACTGCCCCAGGCGGAGGCGAGCATGGAGCACTCCGCTCAGGGCATCCAGGGTCTTGATGTACTCGACGCCGCGTGCCGTCCACGTCTCGGCCGCACGGTCGTACAGCTCCGGGTTGTCCTCGTGGCTGGACTCCAGCAGGCGGGTCTGCCCGTCATCGCAGCGCCGCTTGAGCCAGTGGTCCGGCTGGGCCGGGTTGCAGTCGGCGATGAGCTGCTGATACGGCAGCACGCCGTTCCGCAAGCCACGCAGGAGGAGGCCCCAGTCATCCTCGTCCAGCTCGGTGGCTTCCTGCACGTAGACCACGTCGAACTCCACGGACTTCAGCTTCTCGGCGTCGTCCAGGCCGGAGACCATGATCCGCGCGCCGTTGGGATAGCGGAATTCCTGATCGCCCTCATGGAAGCGAACCGCGCTCGGCTGGGGGAGGACCTTCTCGTTAAACGTCACAAGGGCGGATTGGGTGATGGACTTGCGAACCTTTCGCACGATCGCCCCGCGAATTGGGAGCTGCATGGCGATCAGGTTCAGCTTCTCCAGGCAGCTCCGGCTCTTGCCAGTGCCGGCCGGTCCGGCCAGCAGGACCTCCCGCTCGGTGCAGCGCATGAGCTGCATGCTCGCCCCGTAGGGCATGTACGGTCGCTCGGCGGCTGAGGTACTCGTGCCGCGTTGGACCGTGGTGGGCATCAGGGGTGGCGGTTCAGCTTCTCCGCAATGCGCTTGACGTACCGCTCGATGTCGACGGCTTCGAGCTGCGCGACCGTCATCAGGAAGCCGGCCATCGGTCGATCAGTCCACTCCAGCGTGACGTGCAGGCTGGGGTTATCGATGTCGGTGCCTGGGTCAACGGTCAGGCGCCGATCGGGATTCAGGTGGGTGTAAATGGCAGCAATGAGCGCCTGGTACTTCGCCTGGGGGAGGGAGGTAGCCAGATTGACCATAACCAGAAATTCAGTTTCGCCGGATGTGGATTTTTCGGGAATCGACTTCAGCTATAGCGCAGCGCACGGGCGCCGAGGCCCGGTACCCCTGGGTGGCACGGAGTGCCACCTGGGGGTACAGATGCACCTGCCCGCGTCCTTTCACCGCGCCGAAAGGTCCTCGGCCGATGAATCCAGCTAGTTCATCACCCTGCCTGGATCCTGCTCGATTTCAATCTCAACCTGAGCAGGCGGCAGGGCCGGTACCCCTGGTTGTACCCCTAGCACCTCGGATCCGAGGACTTCCGTGGGATCGAAACCCACCGTCTTGATCACCTGCGCCACGGCCAAGTCGAGGCGGTCGCGGTACTTGTCAGGCGCTCTGGCCTTCAGCAGGGTAGTAAGCAAGCCGTCACTGTATTCGGTCTTCTCATCGACACCCACCTCCTCACCGCGCCAGTAGCTGGTGCGGCGGTACGGGGTGCCGATCACGGCGCGGCGGTAGGCCTCCAGTTCGAGGACCTCGACGGCGGTCTGCTCCGCCTCCCGGAACCGCTCCGCGAAGTCAGGGTCATCTTCGAGCCAGCGATAGATCTGCCGCCGATCGACGCCGACGGGGCGACACGCGGCCGCCACATTCCCGTGGACCGCGAAGTCGGCGAGGAACGCGGACTGGCGGTGGGACGTGCGTGCTCTTCGACGGCGAATCCCAGGCTGCGTCCCAGATTCGGTCCCAGGCTCAGCGGCCATCAATCCCCCAAAGGTACGGGGTGCCAATTTCAGTCCAAGACATGCCGCTGCGCTCTGCCGCTGACTTTACGCCAATCTCAGCCGGCAGTCCACGCCGGCATTACTTGTCCCTATTGATCCAATGGACTATATTCACCTCGTCAGCGCCGCAGGGGGCTGAAGCACCTGAACAACCCAAGAGCGATCGCAGGCCCCACGGGCCGCTTGAGCCAGCAGGCTCGCACCGTGTGACTGCCGCGATCGTCGCCTGACTCGGCCGGCGCTGCGCTCGAACGTGCAGCCCCGGAGGAAGCGAGCAGGTCCCTACGTGGATGCAGAACGACGAGACCCTTCATGCCAGACCCAACCCGGACGCAGCGGAAAACGCACGGCTCGCGAGACCAGCGAGCAGGATGCCGAAGTACGCCAGGCGGTCCCGAAGCGATCTGGATGCGGGGGAATCTCAGAGGGGCGTGTGATCGTCCACAGAGTCGCTGCCAGCCGAAACGCTGGGGCGGCACCTCACACCCAACCTCGTGAACGTCGGACACTCCGAAGCTCGGTCTACTCATTGTGTGGAGCACCAGTAAGGCGTATCGGTGCGGCTCTGCCGCCTGCATCCACCGCTACAGATGACCGTCCCGCCGGTAAGGGCCGACGCTCGCGAACATCGCTCGATCAGCACGCCTGGTCGGTCGATGCTCGCGATCATGCGAGACAACCTGAGAGGAGCCATCCTGACATGGCATACCCATTGGAGTACGGGGACAGCCCCGACACCGCCGCGTTCAACGCGATCAACCGCCCTCGCCTCGGCTACACCAACGTGGTCGCCCGCAACCTGGCCGGCGAGCACGTCGGCACCCTCCGCTACATCGGTGGCAACACCTACGCCGCGCTCAACCTGGGCGAGGCGTTCTCTGTCACCGGCGAGGTCGCCCACGCCATCTACACCGGCTGGCAGGCCAACGGCTACCGCCTGATGGTCATCTGATGATCAACGGTGCCGACCGCAGGCAGGTCCTCGTGGCTCGCGAGATGCTGGCCGCCGTCTGCCATCGCACGGTCCAGGGCAGCCCGGAGCACCAGGCGCTGCTCGATGTCCTCGCGTCGATCAACGACGCGCTCTACCTGGGCGTCCGCCGCCCGGCGCCTCCAATCGAACCGGCCGACCCATTCACCACCTGGCTCAAGGAGCACTCAGCATGAAGCGCACGATCCTCACCCTGGTCACCGCCCGCCGTCCGGGTGGCCCCGGCTTCTCTCATCAGGAGCACCTGACCGTCGACGGCAACCTGCGCCAGACCGCGTGCGGCCTGGAAGTGCGCTCGCCGATCAACCACCTGGCGCCAGCCTTCACCCTGGCGACCTGCAAGCACTGCCGCCGCATCGCCGGGCGGCTCGGCTTCAACGCAGAGAGGCCCGGCTAAGCCGGGTGTAATGCGGCCGCCCGGTCTCAAGCCCGGGCAATCTCACCGCAGGAGCATCCTGACATGACCCTCCCTACCCTCGCCCAGATCAATGAGAAGCTCGGCGGCCGCGTCCGCTCCTGGGGCAAATACAACCTGCTGGAGTCCTTCGCCGTCGGCTCGCAGAGCCAGCGGTACGGGACCTCGCCGAAGACGCACATCCTGCGCCTGGAGGTGGTGACCGAGGACCGCGAGCCGAAGCGCGGCACCTACAAGCTCGGCGACACCCTGTCGGCCCACGCCCTGTGCATGACCAACGGGCAGCACACGGGCCGGGCCTACCCCGGCGTCGACACGGACAGCATCACCTGCTCGAAGTGCCTCGCCAGGATCAACGGATGGACTGCCTTCAACGCAGAGTGAACCCGCCACCAGGCGGGGTAATGCGGCACGCCGGTCACAAGCCCGGCCAATCTCACCGCAGAGGAGCCACCTGACATGGCCTACGACATTCTTCCCTACGTCAACCTTGACGCGATCGATGATCGCGAGGTCCGCAATCTGGTCGCCGAGTACGCCCAGTACGCCGACCACGGCACAGTCCGCCAGCCTGGCAAATTCGAGGCGGAGCCGCTCTACGTCGTCTTCTACTGGGGCCTCATGCTCCAGGGTGACGGCGAGACGTCCTACCTGCCGTGCGAGGAGCACGAGGATGGGGACTGCGAGTGCGACCCGGAGGTCGACTACGACCAGTTCGACATCCAGGCCGGCGATGCCGAGGCGTTCCCGGAACTCGAGCCGTCGATCGGCAAGTACCTGCGGATCCGCGAGGACTCGCAGGGGTACGTCACCGCCTGGATCGCGGCCTCATGAGCCGCAAGCCTCGGGTGGACCCGCTGGTCCCGACGCACCAGATCGACCGCCGCCTGGCGATCACCCACGTCAGCACCCCGGACAACGCGGTCATCGACATGATCGAGACCGCGATGGGCCGCCAGCAGGACCCGCGCTGGACCACCAAGATCAGGCGGCAGACCATCGCGTACGCCCTCTGGCGGCATCACCAGAACCAGGCGGACTACGCCTGGGTGATGGGCGGCCACTAGCCCCGACATCTGCTGCTCGCCCTGGTGGGCAGCGGACGCCCCGGCTAGGGGAATCTCAGAACAGGAGCATGCCTGACCATGCCATCGTCAACCGACCTCACCGTCGCCGCCCTCACCGGCTGGGACTCGTTCGAGGACCTGCTCAACACCAAGGGCGACTACCGCCCGACCATCCGCCCCCAGGCGAACGACCGCCGCTACGAGATCCTCGCCGATGCCTACGACCTCGCCCAGCGCGAGCGGGGTGATGAGCGCCGGGCCTACCGTGGCGGCGGCGCTGCGCGCCTCTTCGAGCAGGTCCTCGTGGTCCGCCTCCAGGGCGTGCCGAAGGGCAGCGGCCAGTACTCCGAGTGGCTGAAGGTGATCCACGCGATCAACGCCCGCTGCCGCAGCATGGGCCGCGATCTGGCCTTCAGCACACCGGTCGCCTGCTACGAGCAGTCCAACCGACGCTGGTTCGAGGAGTACCCCGAGTTTCGGGTGGTCCTCAACACGGACCCGTTCAACCCGGACGAGTCCGTCCGCATCGTCGCCTTCACGGACCGCGCGAGCCAGTGGCTCACCGACGCGGTCCTCGAAGTCACCGGCCACGCCATCTAGCTTGGACATCCGGCCCCGAGTGTCGCGGGGCCGGACGCCTGCGCTAGCAGGACACATCAACCCGGAGGCCCATCCTGACATGGACGCCATCGAGACCATCTATCTGCCCGCGACCAACACGCGCGGCAGCCGCGTCAAGGCCAAGCGTGTTGACGCTCCCTCGAAGCCAGCCAACTCGATCACCGTCGAGTACGACCACGCGCTGAACTCGTGGGACAACCACCGCGCCGCCGCCGAGGCACTCATCGGCAAGTCCGGCTGGACCGGCATCACCTTCGTCGGGGGCTGGACCGGCCAGGGCACGATCTGGGTCGCCGACACCGGGCGCCCCCAGTACACCATCCGGGTGATCGAGGGGGTTGCGTCGTGACCCACCTCGACATCTCGGACGCGGTCCGCGCGCAGGTCATCGCTGAATTCCTGACATCGCAGACGATCTACTCGGAGAACCCGAACGTCTTCTACGAGCCGTTCGTCATCGACGGCCGCGTCGGGTACCGCTGCCAGACCTACAACGCCGGCGACACCCGCGAGACGTACCTCTACCTCAACCCGTCCACGGATGACAGCGACGGCATGCCCAACGTGTTCGTCTACGAGGGCGAGGAGAACGACCCGGCCGACGATCGGCCCGTCACCTACATCGCCCTGGAGGACCTCTCCGACGGGCCGCTCCAGACGTGCGGCCACAACCTCAACCAGCTAAGCAACGACGGCGATTGCCACGGCTGCGAATTCGGCGAGGAGCCACACCGCCGCTATGCCTGAGCACCTCGCCCGCTGTGTGTGCGGCCACTCGGCCGCGCAGCACCATTCCCGCCCGACCACCCGCTGCCGCGCCTGTGTCCAGTGCGCGGCGTTCACGCCTACAATTGATACAAAGGAGGCCACCTGACATGGCACTC